ATATATGGTAGACGGATTAAGTCCTGTTTAGGGAATTGAGACGTCACAGGTTCGAATCCTGTTGTTCCAATTTTTACAGAATTGGCTGTAAAAAACAAAGTCAAAGGACTATATAACCCGAAAGGCACATATCTTTATGATGTGTGTTTTTTGGTTTCGGAGGAAAAATTGAAAATCATTGACAAGCCTTTAAGTTGGTTAACTCCTTACAAGAATAATCCCAGAAACAATGAAAAAGCGGTAGAACCTGTTGCCAATTCAATCAGAGAATTCGGCTTCAAGGTTCCAATTATAGCAACCAAAGACGGAGAAATTATAAACGGGCATACAAGGCACAAGGCTGCAAAATTTCTAGGACTTGAAACAGTACCAGTCATTATTGCTGATGACCTTTCTGAAGAACAAATAAAAGCATTTAGGCTTGCTGATAACAAAGTAGGCGAAATCGCAGAATGGGATACTGAGCTGCTCTATGCCGAACTTGAAAGTGTAGAAGGTTTGGATATGACTATGTTTGGGTTTGAGGATATTGATTACTCTTTGGATGACTTTGAAGAGTCTGAGGATCCAGAAGAAGCCAGAGAATTTTCTCAAGAGGAAGAAACAGGCGTTGAACGTGGAGACATCTTCCAATTAGGACGTCATCGTTTAATGTGTGGCGATAGTACATCAGCAGAGGACATGGCTCAACTAATCGATGGAGAAACAATTGACCTCTATGTAACCGACCCACCATACAACGTGGCCTATCAGGGCGGAACCGAGGAAGCTATGACAATCCTAAACGATAGCATGGATGATGTCAGTTTCAGGCAATTTTTAAGAGACGCATTCGCGGTCGCAAATAACCACCTAAAACCAGGCGGAGCATTTTATATTTGGCACGCAGATGCGGAAGGTTTAAATTTCAGAGCGGCAGTCAAAGAGACAGGTTGGCTACTGAAACAGTCCATTATCTGGGTCAAGAATGCTATTGTGTTAGGTCGTCAAGACTATCAATGGAAACATGAACCCTGCCTATATGGCTGGAAAGATGGAGCGAGTCACTATTTTGTAGATAATCGCTCGCTAGCAACCGTCATCGAGGAAGATGAAGAAAATCTGAAAGATATGTCTAAGAGCGAGTTAATCTCTTATATCAAGACCATGCAAGATGCAAGTCCGACAACAATTTTCTACGAAGATAAGCCGGTCAGAAACGACATTCACCCAACCATGAAACCTTTGAAGTTGATTGCTAGGTGTGTTTTAAACTCCAGCAAGAAAGGCGACAGAGTCCTTGATAGTTTTAACGGTGGTGGTTCTACTCTCATGGTATGTGAAAAGTCAGAACGTATCTATTACGGTATGGAACTTGACCCGGTGTATGTTGCAAGAACAATTAGACGTTGGGAAGAAGAGACGGGACTTACCGCTGAGAAAGTGAGTTGAAATTTTTTAAAAAAGTAAGGAAGTGAGGCGATGGCTAATGAGCAGAACTTGATACCTGCTAACAAACGAAGCAAGAGCGAAGCTAGAGAAAATGGCTCAAAAGGTGGGATTGCTTCAGGCAAAGCTCGACGAAAAAAAGCAAACCTAAAAAAGGCTTTTGAAACGATTCTACAAGCCGAAGTTGCAAGCCCAAACGTGAAAAAACAACTTGAAGAGTTGGGCTTTGACTCAACTAACGAAATGGCTCTAGTTATGGTCATGATGCAAAAGGCTATGAAGGGCAATGTCCGAGCTTTTGAACAGATTAGTAAGTTGACAACGACAGATGCTAAGGACACTCTCGATAAGAAAGAACAGAAAGAGCGCATCAGAGCGTTGCAGCTGAAAAATAAACGTGAAGAGAACTTGCTTGAGAATGATATCACTCATAAACATACTATCGAAATTAAAGTAGGTGATTGGGATGCTGACGAAGACTAGGCCTAAAATCAATATTGTCATTCAATATCCTAGCCGAGTGTTTAACAAGCATATCTACGACAAGCTCAATGACTACTCTACTTTTACTGAAGTTCACTATGGTGGAGCTTCAAGCGGAAAGAGCCACGGCGTTATCCAAAAGGTAGTCTTTAAAGCTTGTCAAGATTGGAAATATCCACGCAAGATCCTTTTTCTGCGGAAAGTCGGCTCAACAGTCTACGATTCAATCTTCGAGGATGTAAAACAGTGTTTGGATAATTGGCAGTTACTCGACAAATGCAAGGTTAATAATTCGGCTTATCGGATTGAGCTGCCTAACGGAGCACAGTTCATCTTCAAAGGGCTGGACAACCCAGAGAAAATCAAGTCAATCAAGGGTGTGTCTGACGTGGTTATGGAAGAAGCTTCTGAGTTCACGCTAGACGATTACACGCAGCTGACTTTGCGTCTTCGGGACAAAAAGCACAAGCAGAAGCAGATCTTCTTGATGTTTAATCCGGTTTCAAAAGTGAACTGGACCTACAACGCTTTTTTTGTTAAGAAACCCAAAAATACAGTCGTTTATCATACATCATACAAAGATAATCGGTTTTTGGATCAGGTCACGATTGAAAATATCGAGGAACTGGCCAACAGAAACGAAGCGTACTACAAGATTTACGCTCTGGGTGAGTTCGCGACATTGGACAAGCTAGTTTTTCCAAAATACGAGAAACGACTACTTAATAAAGACGAGCTGGCGCATCTGCCGGCTTATTTTGGTCTTGACTACGGCTTTATCAACGACCCGTCAGCTTTGATGCACATCAGGATTGATGATGCAAACAGAAAGCTTTATGTGGTCGAAGAATTTGTTAGAAAGAATTTGACAAATGACAAGATTGCAGAAAGTATTAAGGCCCTTGGGTATGCCAAAGAAATCATTCGTGCAGATTCAGCAGAAAAGAAATCGAATCAGGAATTGCGAAATCTTGGAATTTCTCGGGTCATTGACGTGCAGAAAGGCCCCGGCTCTGTCATGCAAGGGATCCAGTATCTCTTGCAATACGATTGGGTAGTCGATGAAAGATGCGTCAAGCTGATCGAAGAACTTGAAAATTATACTTGGAAAAAGGACAAGAAGACAAATGAGTACATCAATGAGCCAGTTGATAGCTACAATCACTGCATTGATGCGATTAGATATGCTTTGCAAGATAGGATTTTCCAAGTGAAGAAAGACTTGGATGTCAACAAGACAATCAGCAGCATCAATAAGATGTTCAGGAGGTAAAATGTGGATAAAGTAAACGAATTTGAGCACGGAATAGATACTGTTACTAAAGCAAGGTCGGATAGCTTGCGTTTTGACAGCTTGTCAAATGAGCAGTTTAGGCATGTCTCAAGCGATGAGCTCTTGACAACAGAAAATGGCAAAAAGGCGTTTCGGGATATGGTCGAAACGTTTTTTAATCTTCAAAGAAAAAGGTTGCGAGTGCTTGCTTCTTACGCACAAGGCGATAATTACAGTATTTTGGCTGGCAGTAGACGGTTAGACAAAGAAAAAGCAGATTACCGGGTGCGCCACAAATGGGGTGGCTATATCTCGAGCTTCACTACAAGCTACGTCATCGGGAATCCAGTCACGATAGGCATCTTAGAAGGCGCAGAAGAAGAGCAGTTGAAGGTCATAGAAGAAATCGAGTGGCAAAACGATATCAATTCTCTGAATAGTGATCTTGCTTTTGATGCTTCAGTTTATGGTCGAGCCTTTGAGTATCATTTCAGGGATAAAGATAATGTGGACAGGGTTGTTTTGATCAGCCCACTTGAAATGTTTGTTATTCGTGATCTGACGGTCGAGCAGAACATTATCGCCGCGGTGCATCTGCCTATTTTCGCAGATAAGGTCTCTGCTACTGTTTACACAAAAGATCGAATCATTTCTTATAAGCCGTTTTCGGTCAATTCGATCAATTTGATTGTCGAATCCGAGAAGAAGCACGAATACAAGGATGTGCCGGTCGTCGAATGGTGGAACAATCGCTTTAGAATGGGTGATTATGAGAGCGAAATTTCTTTGATCGACGCATACGACGCAGGACAATCTGATACTGCGAATTACATGAGCGACCTTAATGATGCTTTGCTTTTGATTAAAGGTGACTTAGAAGCTATCGGAATGAGTGCTGAGAACGCTGCGAAGATGAAAGAAGCTAACACGCTGCTGCTTCAGACAGGAGTAAGCACAAACGGGCAGCAAACCAGCGCAGATGCTGGGTATATCTACAAGCAATACGACGTGCAGGGCACAGAAGCCTATAAAAATCGTTTGGCGAATGATATTCACCGCTTTAGTCGTATTCCGAATCTTGAAGATGACCGCTTTAATTCGACGCAGTCTGGTATTGCTTTGCTTTACAAGATGATTGGTCTTGAGCAAGTCCGAAAAGACAAAGAAGCTTATTTTACTAAGGCTTTGCGTCGTAGATACGAGCTCATTAGTAACATCCACAAGGCAATCAACAAGCCTGCAATCGAAGCTAACAAGCTAACTTTCACATTCCACCCTAACATCCCACAAGATGTCTGGACGGAAATCAAGGCATACATTGAGGCGGGCGGCAATCTATCACAAGAAACCTTGATGAACAGCGCCAGCTTCACTGACTACAAGACAGAGCAAGCACGCATTTTGAAAGAAAATGGAGCTAGCGACAGCGAGATTAGCCAGATTATAGGTAAGTCAGATGGTAAGCAAGCAGAAGATTAGTAACCAACGCTACAACGCTGAGCGTCAGGCGCAGGCTGAGTTGATAAAACGGGATATAGACAGAGATAAGGTTCTTGCTCGTATTTATCAGGAGTCCTATGACCGCATGCAGTCCGAAATAGATAGATTTTATCTGGCTTATGCTAAAAAAGAGGGTCTAACCAAGCAAGAAGCGATGAAAAAGGCTTCTAAATTTGACGTTGAGAAGTTTGCCAAGAAGGCTGAAAAAGCGGTGAAAGAGAAAGATTTTAGCCCCAAGACTAACTCTTGGCTCAGGACCTACAATTTGAAAATGAAGGTCAGCAGACTGGAGCTCCTGAAGGCTGAATTAGCCCTTGAGATGCATAATTTGACCTCAGATGTAAACGAGGTCTTTGATAAGGCTCGTAGGGACGAATTTTTAGCTGAATACAAGCGTCAAGCTGGCATCTTGGGTATTTCATCCAGCGGAGCGAAAAAGCGAATGCAGAGCGTTTTAGGTGCTGATTTCTACGGACAGAAATTTTCGAGTCGTATTTGGGGTTCTAAAGGTCTGCAAGTGAACTTGCAAGGAGAGGTTTCAAGCACTCTCGGCCGTATTTTTACGGATATGATGGGCTACAAGCAGGAAATGGGTCGCTTGGCTAAGAAGTACGAGACGAGCAAAGCGAATGCGCAGCGCTTGCTCAAAACTGAAATAGCCAGGATAAATGCAGATACTCAGCTTGCTATGCTAAAAGAAAATGGCTTTACGCACATGATTTTCGTAGCTGAGCCGGGCGCTTGTGATATTTGTGGTCCACTTGACCAAAAGGCTATCCCGATCGACAAAGTTGAAAAAGGCGTGAATATGTTTCCGATGCACCCAAACTGTCGGTGTTCAGCTTATGGGCATATCAAAATGGACTATAAAGAAGGTGGAAGTACGCTTGATGAGTATGAACTTTGGGATACTACTATTGAAAATGATGATGAAAAAGTGTATAATCAGTATATGGAAGGTATGTATCGTAAAAAAGTAATTGATCAGTCCAAAATGTCAAGAGCCTCTCAGGAACAGATAAATCGTTTGTCTAGGAAATTTAGAAAAAGAGGCGGAGTATTTATTTCTGATGAAGATGCTATTGAATACCTTGATGAGAAAAAAGCAGAAGCTCTTACTTTAGATGCGTATACAATTTTAAAGAGAGACGAAATTTCTATTTCTGCTCTCATTGAGGAGTTGGAGCATGCTGAACAATATTTAAGAAATGAAAATGATGGTACAGCTTTAAGTGTTGCGATAAATGAATTGAACGCCAAGAGAAAGTCAATCGAAGAAAGAGATCGATATAAACTCCCTAAAATAGAAATCGATAGCGTCCGCAAGGATATAAAATACTATGAAAAAGAAATCGAGAGGTTAACAAATGAAAATTTTAAGTTCTAAAAAATTTGGTCGTAGGTTGGTGTTGACTTTGGAAGAAAATCTTCCTGATGATTTTAAGAATAATTCTAAAATTTCCGTTGATGGTCATATATTTAAAGATGCTCTTGTTGCGATGACTTCTGGAAAAAATTCACGTAATATTCTTTCTGTTTTATTTGATGGAGTTTCTAATGTAGATGGGAAAGAACTAGTGATTTTGTAGATTGACGGTTCAGGCGTTTTTGGATAAAGGTGATAATCTAGCCGATAAAGTGTTGAGGTTCTATCATGGAAGTAATGGCTATGCCTAGCAAAGAAGTTTTGATTTTTACAAAACAAATCCGCCACTGGATTGTCGGCGATAAAACTATTTCAGGAAAGAAACAGTTTATCTTCCGTGAAGATACTCCTCCTGAAATCTTAAAACTTTATCAAGATATAAAATCAAAATTAAACTTTGCTTACTAAACAATCGAGCGCTTAGAGAAATCTAAGTGCTTTTTTATATCCAGAAAATAGGAGGAACCCATGAACAAACGTATCAAAAAGAAACGTGAGCTAGAAAACTCTTTGCGAATAGCAGGAAATGCTATTGTGCTCTTACTCGAACAAAATAAGCAACTTTGGAAGATTGTTTAAAATATGGAGAAAATCAGCTCACAAAATACTCAAGTAACAAATGAGCGCTTTGACAAGCTGGAAGCTGCCAACGAGAAAATGAAGCTTGATTTGGATAAAGCTGTCGTTTCGTTTACCAAGCCAAAGAAATCAAATTGGTTTGGTAGAAAGTAGGTATAAACCGCTATAAACCGCTATAAATCACTATAAACCGTGTCGAATTCGATGCGGTTTTTTGATATTCAGAAAAGGTGTAGAAAATGAAAGTTAAAGAACTTTGTGAAGCAATTGATGAAGAAGCTTATGTTTCTGTGTGTCACAACAATGAATATTTAGACGGAGGTTATCCGTGCGATTTCCTTGATTGTGAATTAGAAGTAAAAAGAATTTCTGTGGTGGCTTGTGAAGTTATCCTTATAGAAACCTAGCCGTATGGAATCCCGTACGGTTTTTTGCTTGTCCAAACCGTGCTGAAGACGTTAAAGGCTGCATGAGTTCGGGGAGGTTGCCCGTAAAAGCGTAAAGAAAGGAGCCAAAAATGGCAGAATACAAATCCATGTTGCGCATGAACTTGCGCAATCTTCAATTTTTTGCCGAAGGCGGAGAGCCTCAAGGAGATCCTGAAGCTTCAGGCAACGGAGAAGGCGCTGCAGAGCCAAAACCAGAAGCTGAAAAGATGGTCTCACTTGCTGAAATGCAACGCCGTTTGAAGCAAGCGGAGGAAAAGCACGCTCAATCAACACAAGAAGCGATTTCTAAGGCTCTTGAGCAGTACAAGGCAGAGAATGAACTGTCTGGAAAAGAGCTTGAGGAATACCGCCGACAAGTGGCTGAGGCCGAAAAACAGGCTTTGCTAGATAAAATCGCTAGTTTGGAGAAAGAGCAAACCAAGCGAGAATTGACAGACGAAGCTATCAAGACGCTTTCCAGCCGAAAATTGCCAGTAAATGAAAAGGTGCTCTCTTTCGTGGTCAAAGATACCGCAGACGGCACTTTACAGGCAATTGCTGACTTTGAAAGCATCATCAGCGAAATCAAAGCTGAATACACTCAATCTGAACCACCGGGTGTTTCATCATCGTTTGGTAGTTCGGACTCGAAAAGTCCCGGAGAAATCTTCCGCGACTCACGCATTATCTGAAAAAAGGAGAAATAAATGACAGTACAAACTTTTAATCCTGAGAAAGTTCTGGTTTCTGAGAAAAAAGACGGAACTTTTCACAAGAAATTTACAGACATCATCATGAAAGAGGTCTCTAAGAACTCGCTCGTGATGCAGCTTGGCAAATACCACGAAATGGACGGCGAGCAAGAAAAAACAGTCTACGTTCAAACGGACGGGGTTTCTGCTTACTGGGTGAATGAAACTGAAAAAATCAAGACAGATAAGCCAGAAGTGATTCCTGTTAAGCTGAAAGCCCACAAGCTCGGTATCATCCTTCTTGCTTCTCGCGAGGCGCTGAATTACACTTGGGAGAAATTCTTCAACGACATGAAACCTCAGATCGTTGAAGCATTTTATACCAAGATTGATGAAGCTGGTCTACTTGGCCATGAAACGCCATTTGCTAATTCGGTCGCGAAAGCTGCCAAAGACGCAAACAAGGTTATTGGTGGTCCAATCAACTTTGAAAATATTCTGAAGCTTGAAGACAAGTTGCTGGACAGCGACGTTGAAATCAATGCTTTCGTCTCTCGTGTATCAAACCGTTCAGCTCTTCGTGAAGCTCGTGACGGCGACAAGAAGACGATTTACGACAAAGAAAACAACAAGCTTGATGGTATCGTGACCGTGGACATGAAGTCTAAGAATTTCAAAAAAGGCGACTTGCTCGCTGGTAACTTTGACAATCTCATCTATGGTGTGCCTTACAACATCAACTATAAGATTTCAGAAGAAGGCCAAATCTCAACAATCCAGAATGCAGACGGAACCCCTGTCAACTTGTTCGAGCAAGAAATGATCGCCATCCGTGCCACAATGGATATCGCAGTCATGATCACGAAGACAGATGCATTTGCTAAATTAACAGACGCTGCTAACGTTTAAGAAAGGAGTTTGTAAATGACTTATATTGTAACCACGAACATTATCGATACAAAGGACAATGACCGCTTGTACGAAGCGGGCGAAGTTTATCCACGCGCAGACTTGACTGTGTCTGATAATCGAATCAAGGAGCTGCTTGAAAAAGGAGTTATCGCCCTCGAAGGCGCTGAGGGAGAAGCAATCCCTGCAGAAGAAACAGCTCCTGAAGCTGAACCTGATCCAAGCGTGAAAGAACTCAAGGCTAAACTTGATGAGCTAGGCATCAAGTATGGTTCTCGTGCCACCAAGGACGAATTAAAAACCCTACTCGAAGGCGCTGAGGGAGAATAGCTATGGAAAATACTCAGCTAGCCAAAATTAAGCGTCGGCTGGGTATTGCTCCCGACGACACAAAAGAAAATGACTTGTTGCAAGACCTAGTCGAAGATGCCGAAAGCTATTTTAAAAGCTTGACAGGAACAACAGAGATTGATCAGAAGTACAATTTCATGATTGAAAATGTTGTTTATAAGCTTTATGGACGTAAAGGGTCCGAGGGTGTAGCTTCTGAGACCGTGGATGGTTACTCAGTAACTTATCAAGATTGGGATAACCTGTTTAAGCCTTATATGGCCATTTTAAACAAAGATTTTGGTCTTGATGGCTCTCTAAGAGAGAGGGGAAAGGTGGTATTTTTATGAAAACACCGCACCGAATCACCCTTATTAGAGGGGTTGAAACGCCAAAATACAATCCAGAAACGGATAGCTATGAGGCTGCTGAAGGTCAAGAAGAAGTCGTGCCCTGCCTGATTAATTTCATTCGTCAAGCAAGAGTCTTTAAAGACTACGGAAATCAGACCGATACGGTCATGATTTGTCGTTTTCAACAAGAACAGAAGCCTTTTGCTACCGCAATTTATGACGGTAGCAAATATGCCCCTATGGATCAGATAGATGCCCCGATTAAAGGGGCCGTCAGACTCAAAAAGGTAGGTGGTTAGTATGGGAATTAAATGGCAAGGCATAGAAAAATTGACTGCTACCATTAGTAACGCCCATCCGAAAGCAGTCGAGCAGTCTTTGCAGGTTTTGAAAAACAATGGTGAAAAAGGGAAGAGAATCGCTAGAGATCTAGCACCCGAGGATACGGGGTTTTTGGAAGACCATATCACAACCTCTTACCCTGGTATGGAAGCTCATATCCACGGAGAAGCGGGTTACGATGGTTACCAAGAATACGGTACCCGATTTCAGCCTGGCAAGCCCCATTTTCGTCCCATGCTGGAGCAAATCCAGCCCGAATTTCAAAAGGACATGACAAAAGTGATGAAAGGAGCGTTCAGGTGACCCCAAATCATGATGTATTCAGGAACTTATTCTCAATCTGCAGCGTAAGAGTCGATACATACGACTACTTACCAGATGCTGAGACTAAATATCCTTTTGTTTATTTGGGAGAGAGCAACGGCTCTGACATCCCAAATAACGATGTCTTAGGGACAGTAAGGCAGACAATCCATCTATACGGTTTAAGAGAGCACAGGGCTCGTTTAGATAAGATTTCAGCTTATTTAGAAGGAGCAGTGAAGCTGTTGAAAGATGGACACGAGCATAAGCTAGCTCACCTTTCGACCGAAAAACAAGTCATATCAGATAACACAGACGTCCAGCCTTTGCTACACATTGTGCTGGACATTACTTTTAATTACACAAAGAAGGAGATATAAATGGCAGAATTAGTGCTAGGAAAAGACTACGTAGTCTTTTTCCGACGATTAAAAGACCAAGCGAAGCAGGACGCTGGAAAAGTCCGCTTTCAGGTCGAATTAACAATCAATCCAGAAAAAGAGATTGAAAGTACCAAGACCAAGGACGGCGTAGTAAATTCGATTTCCGACGGTGAAACAAGTGGTGAGTTTAAATCGCTTGCTTACCGCGAAGACGGTGACACGGTCAACATGTGGAAGGAAATGCGAAAATGGTTCATGAACAACGAAAAAATCGAATGTTGGGTCGTGGACATTGGCAGTGTGCGCCAATCTGGTGGAAAAGAAATCTACGACGTGGAATACTACCAAGGATACTTCAAGAGCTTTGAACTTTCCGCTCCTGCTGATGACAAGATTGAATTATCTTACGAAATGGCAATTGACGGAAACGGCGTCATTCACACCGACTCGCTGACAGCCTCTCAAAAGAAAGCTGTCGAAACAGCGCAGTACGACTACCATACGCTTGCCAAAGAAACGACTGCTGCAGGTCGTTCTGTCTAATAATTCTTAAAGGGGTTAAACACCCCTTTTATTTTTTTGAAAGAGGAGAAAATATGATTTTACACATCGACGGACGTGACTATACTTTGCGATTTGGTCTTGGATTTTTGCGCGAAATGAACCGACTCCATTCCGCAGAATTGGAAGGGATGAAAACAGGCTACGGAGCAATGACTCTCTTTAATGCCGGGCAAGCCCTCAATGATCCAATGGCCTTTGTGGACATCATCAAGGCCGGAACGGTTACAGAAGGCAAAAAGCCAAGCAACGAAGGCATTGAAGCGTTTTTGGAAGGCTTGATCATCAATGACAAATACGACGAAACAATCAAAGAGATTGTTGCGGAGTTAAAAGCGTCACCCCTGCTCAAAAAAGCAATGAACCTAGCAGAGTAGAAGGGGCTTCGGGTTCAAATTTTGGATATGACGAGGCTATCGCTTTGCTGATTGCAAGGCATGGAATGAGCTTTTTAGAAGCGGCCAGAACAACGCTTGTTGAGTTCGAGATTTACAATCTAGCTTATGCGATACAACAGGAAGATAAGCGATATAACGCAGCAATCCAAGCTTGGATGAACCAACGAGTTCAAGCTACGAAAGGTAGCGGCAAGAGCGTCAGATCTGCATTTAAAACCTTTGACGATTTTTACAATCGGAAAGAAGAATTTGAAAGAATTTTCCAGACCGAGGATAAAAAAGTCAATAAAGGTATTACGATGGCAGATCGTAATAGGAGACTCAATCATGATGGGAAAGGAGGTCTTTGATGGGAGCAACATTTGATGTCACTGCGATTTTAAAAGCGAATGTATCAGACTTCGCGAATGGTCTTAAAGAGGCTAAGATGTCTCTTCAAAGCCTCCAAAATCAGTCTGGCTCAAGCTTTGACAAAATAAGCGGTAGCTTGAGCGCTATTGGTGGTTCTATGATGAAGGTCGGTGCTGGGATGACTGCCGGCTTCACTGCTCCAGTCGTTGGAGCGGTCGGAGGTGTCGTTAAATCTTTCGCAGACCTCGAGCAAAGCTTGGGAGGTGTTCAGACACTCTTTAAGCAAAACGGAACAAGCGTAAACAATCTTGCAAAAGAGTACGGGATGACCCGAGAAGAAGCCAGAAAATTGTATCAAACAATGGCCAATGATGGCACCAACGTCATTGAAAATGCCAATAAGGCCTTTAAAACGGCTGGAGTTTCGGCTAACTCTTACATGGAGCAGGTCACATCCTTCTCGGCAACCTTGTTGCAAGGTCTAGGAGGGGATACTGCCAAGGCTGCTCAATATGCAGACAAAGCCATCATACAGATGGCAGACAATGCAAACAAAATGGGCACAAGTATGACTGATATCCAAAACGCTTATCAAGGATTTGCTAAGGATAATTACACGATGCTGGACAACCTAAAGCTAGGCTATGGGGGAACCGCTAGCGAAATGGCCCGTCTGGTCAACGAATCGGGTGTGTTAAACGGCGAATTCGAAGCAACGGCCGAAAATGTCAAAGACATCCCTTTCCATACCTTGATTGAAGCTATCGGAATTACTCAGGATCGCCTTGGAATTACTGGAACAACCGCCAAAGAGGCCAGCGAGACCGTATCAGGCTCGTTTGCAGCGATGAAAGCGGCAGCTCAGAACCTTGTGGCAGGTCTCGGAAACAACGAAGCGGACATCAAAGCGTTGATGGAAAGCTTGAAAGAAACTGTCCTCACATTTAAAGGCAATGTGGTACGGGTCCTTGGGACAATTTGGGATAATTTACCGCTAGCGCCTTGGCAAAAGTGGCTTGGAGCCGTCATAGTGGCCGCAGGGCCTGTTTTGACGGTCTTAGGCGGCCTTGTCGCTGGAATAGGAAAGGTCATCTCGATTGCAACAACGATCGGAGGTGTGTTTGCTAAAGTAAGTAGCTGGTTCGCTTTGCTAAACAGCGGAGGGAGCGCCTTAAGCCTCGCCTTTGCAAAATTAGTAGGTGCAGTGTCAGCCTTGGGCGCACCTTTTCTAGCTGTTGTGGCTATTATAGCTGGTTTGATTGCTGTCCTTGTTGGTGTCTACAACACCAGTGAGGAGTTTCGAAACAAGGTAAATGCTGCTTGGGAAGCTATCAAGACGGCGATTAGCTCAGCGATTGAGGCTGTGGTGTCTTTTGTCATGGAATTATTCGGTCAGCTGGTTTCGTGGTGGAACGAAAACCAAGATTTAATTTTATCCACGACAAGAACAGTCTGGAACGCTATAAAAGAAGCGGTCGAGACGGTCATGAATGTTTTGGCGCCAATCATTGAAACGGCGTGGAATCTCATCGTTACTATCGTAAAGACCGCTTGGGATGTGATTAAAACCGTTATCCAGACTGCTCTAAATGTTGTATTAGGCATCATTAAGGCTGTAATGCAGATCATGAATGGAGACTGGTCCGGAGCGTGGGAGACTCTTAAAGGAGTGGCTGGAACGATTTGGGAAGGTATCAAATCGCTGGTAAAAGTAGCTTTGGACGGGCTAGTTCAAGTCCTACAAGCAGGCATGGCTTTCTTGCAATCAATTTGGGATGCTATCTGGAACGCTATCATGTCGGTTGTGACCCCGATCTGGGAAGCTATTAAGACAACGGTCGGGAATGCTGTTATGGCAGTCTGGGAGACAATCCAGAGCATTATGACCAGCATTCAAACGACGTGGGACAGCATTTGGACGGCCATTTCAACGGTAGTGAGTACCGTCTGGAATGCTATTTCTACAACGATTATGTCTGTGTTAACTACTATTTGGGGATATATCCAAAGCGTCCTCGACCTCATAAGCACAATCTGGTCATCCACTTGGGAAATTATAAAAGCGGTCTTCGCAGCAATCCTTTTGACTATCGTAGGCTTGGTGACTGGCAATTTTGATCTCATCAAACAAGCTATTTCAAATGCTTGGGAGATTATCCAGACCAAAACAGGCGAAATCTGGAATGCTATTGTCACTTTCTTATCAGGAATTTGGGACGGAATCAAGTCGGCAGCTAGTGCAGCTTGGGAATTTATCAAAACCACTATCAACGCTGCACTGGACGGTATCAAGGCGATTGTTGAATCGATTTGGAATGGGATTGTTTCGTTCCTCACAGGCGTTTTAGATAATATCAAAAATACTATCCTGAACGCTTGGAATAATGCGAAATCAACCGTTTCAAATGCCACTGAAAACATTAAATCCACTGTAACAAACGGCTGGAACAATCTGGTAAGCACGGTTACGAATGCCGGGCCAAGGATTGTATCAGCTGTCAGAAGTGGCTTTGACAACGCAGTGAATGCTGCGAGAAACTTTATCAGTAGCGCAATAAGTGTTGGTAGAGACCTTATCATGGGATTTGTTAACGGGGTTAGAAATGCAGCAGGAGCGTTGATAGACGCGGTCGGCGGTGCGGTAAGAGGTGCCATAGACTGGGCGAAAGGCCTTTTAGGCATTCACTCACCTTCCCGAGTGTTTAAGCAATTTGGTATCTACACAGACGAAGGATTTATCATCGGTGTTAATAATAAAGCTGGCCAAGTCGCAAAAACAGTCGGAAACATGGCTCAAGGAGCTATCGATGCTTTTGCTGGCAAAGACATCGCTGGTAACTTGCAAAGCGAGCTTGGCGCAGTTGATGGCGAATTAGGGCGTTTGACAGCCTACGACCCATCTGTATCCTTTGATGGCGGCACACTAACCGTTGGACAACAAGCGGCAGAAATCGTGCTGAAAATGGGGAATATAGCCTATCGCACATTTACTGAAGATATCACGAATGCACAAGAAATGGAATTGATTTTGGACAGTTACTAGGAAGGAGAAAGCTATGTATGGTTATTCAAAATTAGAAAAAAATAATAATATCACGGTTTTCGAGCCTAGTGACAATATGTCCATCAATGGCGTGCCTCTCAATCAATTGGTTGAGGGCTATCGTCATTTGACGGTAACAGGAAGAGGTTTACTTGGTCAAACAATCAAAAAAACCTCAGTTCCAGGGCGGCGTGGCGTTTGGGTAGAGGATGTTTCAGACGATGAGCGTCAACTTGAAATTAAGTACAAGCTTGAAGCTGATACCAGCTCCAAAATGCGTGATAAATTCGCGAAATTGAATAAAATTTTGCGGACCCATGCAAGTAGCGGTTTTCTCGAAATCACTTTTAAAGACGAACCTGAGTATGTCTACTACGGCTATTTCAGCGGAGCTGATGCTATCGAGGAAAAAAGCTTGTCTATCATCAGTAAGTTTACCATCCTTGTACCAGACGGCTATAAGAAAAAACAGGCTCAAAATTCAACCGGGCCTGTTACTTTATCGGATGCCTTGGAAGTGCTGCCCGAATCCATCACAGTCACACCGACCGGAACAGTGAACCAAGTACAAATCATCAACGGCACGAAAGTATTATCTTTTTCTGGCTCGTATGTAGCTGGAAAGGACATAATTGTGACTTTTGGTCAAGAAGAAGTAACTGCTACTTATAACGGCAGGAGCATTCTCAGCGAGCTTGACCGATTTAGTCCGCTTGAACAGTTTACTGTCAAAAATGGCGATACTATCACATCTAAAAATGCTAGCGTAAAAAAAGTAGTTTGGAGGGATGAGCGAGCATGATTTATTTGTTCGATAAAGACGAGAAGCTGATCAAAATCATCAGAAAACCGGCTATTAAGACCGCCCTCCAAAAATACTCTCTGACTAAAGAACGCTATGTGTCTGACCGATTGACTGTTGAGATGAAAGCTCTGAACGATGATGAGTTGGAAAAAGTGGAATACATGGCCATTCAGACCATGGAAGATGCTCACACATTCCACTATTTTTATGTTGCTCAAAAATCATCAGAAAATTTAACAACGTTAATCGGCGTCCAGTCGGGAATTGAAGAACTGAGAAAATCTCCGGTTTTCGACAAGCGCCCTCAAAACGCTCTAGCTAGAGAAGTTATCAATGATCTGCTATCTGGCACAAACTGGCAAGCTCGTTTTGTTGGAGAGACGACCCCGCACAGCACCAACTTTTATTACATTTCTGTCTTTGATGCACTCAAGAAAGTATGTGAAGTCTGGGACTTAGAGATGCAATTTTTCGTTGAAATGAACGGGAACAAAATTGGCGCTCGTTACATCGATTTTAAGAGAAAGATTGGTCAAGCGATTGGTAAGCGTGTGGTTTATGGTCATAATGCCCTACAAATCCTCCAAGAAGTCGAACGAACCAATATTTTCACAGCTTTGGTAGGTCGAGGTAAAGGCGAACAAGTCAGCTCGGCTGAAGAATCTGGAAAACAAGCGAACGGCTTCGGCCGAAAAATCACTTTTGAAGATGTAGTCTGGTCAACAGCGAGTGGAAAACCAGTCAACAAGCCGAAAGGTCAGAAGTACGTCGAACTGCCAGCTATGACCAAGCTCTACGGCATCAAGAACGCTGACGGCTCTATGCGTCCTAAAATTGGCTTTGTGGATTTTGCAGAGGAAGAAAACCCGGAGCAATTGTTGGAACGCACCTACAAGGCGTTAGTCAATGCTGCGCGCCCTCAATTGGCTCTAAAAACCTCAAGTGTGTATTTGCGGGGCGCAAAAATCGGAGATACTATTCGTGTCGTTCGGCATGATAAAAGGTTAGATTATGATACCCGTATCTTTGATATTACTTTCAACCGTCTCAACGACCAGTCAAGCGACATCAAGTTGGGCGATCGGATAGGAGAGAGTAGCGAAGCCAAGGCTCAGACGATTGCTGAAAAGGCGATTGATGAGTTTGTAGCTAACGAATTTACAAATTTTGTAAAAAAACTGCCTGACTATCTGCCGACTGCAGATGGTTTTAATAATAACTGGTATGGCGCTGAAGACCCGACTAGGGAACACCCTGGAAAAGTCCTAATCAACGATATTTGGTACAAGCCAGACCATGAACATGAGGGACATAAAATCATGTTACGTTGGACGGGTGAGGTTTGGGAAGAACTCCTGCGCACTTTTAGCAGTGAGGCCTTGCGTGCTAAGATTTCGGACGAAATTGAAAAACTGAACAAGGCTATGAAAGCTAGTGACCTAGCTTTGAAGGAGCAAACCACCCAAGCCCTCCGCACGGCTGGCGCTAACGCCTCAGCTATCGAGGCGGCCAAGGGTGCTATCACCAAGCTAAATCAGGACTTGACGGGTGCTAAAACCGACCTAACACAGGCTCAGGGGCAGTTGTCTAGCAACATTGCCCAAATCCGAACTGATGTCGGTATCATCCGAACCCAGCAAACAGTCTACGAGCAGACCAACGCACAAAATATGTCGCGAATCGTAGGTCAGATTGGTGATAAAGCTAGTAAATCAGAGGTCAAGCAGACAGCCGATAGGATCCGCGAGGAGATAGCGAGTCAGATTGTTGGTGGGCGAAATTTGCTGAAGGGCTCGAAAGGCCCGTTTAAGCCCAACAGAAATCCTGCGAATTTTGATAATAATGTACTTTATCACAACGAGACATCTATCTACATGGTCAATGGACAAAGATATCGAATATCTGCTAAAACTGATGGAACCTTTACCTCTCATCATGACGGATTAAAAGAATCAGATAATGTTGTACTTTGGATTATGGATAAAGCTGTGGCGAACTACCAAATCGTGTCAGATGCAAAAACTGGCACGACAGGGACAGAATTTGTCTGGGCTCGTCCGACAGGCATCTATCACTTGCGGGTCAATACCTATCGCAAAGACCCCGAAAAGCTGAAAAGTGTTTGGGAGGTTAAGGTAGAGCAAGGCTCATTTAAGACAGATTGGAGCCCAGCTCCAGAAGATGCAGATGGCCTCATCACCGAAGCCAAGGCGACCTTTGAGCGGACGGCTCAGGGCTTGCGCACCGACCTCATGGCTATCCAGTCATACGTTAACGCAGACGGTACGAGAGCGGAAGCTCAGCGGACCTACAGTCGTGAGGAGACAGCCCGTCAGCTGACTGCCGAACGCAAGCTCATTGAGGCTGGCTATGTGGCCAAAGCTCAGCACACAGAGGACGTGCGGAGCATAAGCAGACGGTTTGAGGAGCTGAAGACCAGCTCTGAGACGAAGCTGGCTGAATACAAGCAAGGTATTGACGGCCAACTGGCCAACATGCAAGCTGCCCTTAACACAGCCAACGGATCGCTGACGAGCTTTAATACCTGGAAACAATCAGCTCAGGAAACGCTGAATAAAGTCGGCAGGGTCGATACGACCCTTAACGAGACCAAGACAAGTCTGGCAGAGTTTAAGCGGACGGCAGAGGGGCAGTTGACCACGATTACTCAGCAGGTCGCTGGCAAAGCCAATCAGACCGAGTTCCAACGGGTCCAAGAGACAAGTAAGCTCTATGAGCGCTTGATTGGCTCGACCGAAAAGGAAATCACGGACAAGGTCTCTCGTATGATCATGACCAATCAGCTTTTTCAGACGGAAGTGTCCAAAAATCAAGGTTTGAGGACAGTGCAGAGTCAACTAGCTGAAAGCTGGTCAATCAAAAACCTCAACTCAGCTAGTGATATCCTTGGCCAGCTCAATCTAAATCCAGATGGATCGATTTCAATCAACGAGGGTTTAATTTCTATCGGCGATAAGACCCATATTAAAAATGGTGTGATCAAAAATGCAATGATCGAAAGCATGCTAGCTGATAAAATTACAGCTGGCACACTCAACGCTGCAAATGTAAATATCGTCAATTTAAACGCTAGTAAAATCGTCGGTTTAGATGCGAATTTTATCAAATCCAAGATTGAGCTGGCGTTTATTGAGTGGATGCGAGGAAAAACAATCTCTGCTCAAAACGACGCAATGCAGATCAATCTAAATGATGGACATGTGCTGTTTTACAACGATGACGCGTCCATCAAGCGGGTCTTAGCGGGTTTTCCAACCCAATTCATCCGCTACGAAAACAAGCAAGAGAACGGCCAGAATCACGGCCGCACAATTATTGGTAGTAATCGTAGCGGCTCTAACGCATGGAAATCAGCGTCATTTGCGGGCTTAGTTATTGATAACAACTCAAACAACAGTGTTGATAGAATTTATCAATTTGGGGACTATAACCATTTGAGACACGCACAAGGCGATGAAGGTTGGAATTTTAGCGTCGTAACGCAGACTATGACGCCCGGTATTTGGACTAAAAACTCTGAAATTTGGGCACGGCATTTTGTCGTACCTCGTGAAACAAGAAGCGACACAGACGCCCCGACAAAATTCATCCGTTTGGAAGAGAGTGTAGCGGCCATTTGGGACATTTTAAATCACGCTGCGAGCGGTCAAGTGACAATGACCCAAGCCATGAAAAACTTGATTAACTCAAGGAAAGCAAATTGGAATATCGTCCGGAATGTAGGATAAAAGGAGAAAAAATGAACGAAAATATCCAATCTAAGCTAGCGATCGAAATCGCTAGCAAATCATTAACAATTGCAAAACTTGAAGCTCAAAACGAAGAGCTACAAGCGCAACTGGAGCAAGCTCTCACTCGCAATGAAGAGCTTGAAAAGCAATCGCAAGCATACGAGCCACGCGCAGAAGAAGCACCAGAAAGTGAGGTAGAGCCATGAGAAACTGGACTGTAGTAGGGAAATATCCAATTTATGACGATGATAACAAGATTTCGCACACCGAAATCGCTATCGCGTCTACCTCCAGCGGCTACGCAACTTTCTCTGAGCGAGTTTTTGGCGACCATGCGAACAAGAGCGAGAAAGAGCTGGTAGACCTTGCATTGGAAGCTCTTTTTAAGTCCGAATTTTCGGATCGCGCTATGGCAGAATCTGTCCAGAAGATCGAAGAGATGGATCAAGCTATCAAAGAGTCTAAGACTTTAATGGCCAAAATGGAAGCGGCTATCGCAAAAGCTGAAGAATCTACGAATGAGAATCGTAAGCTTGTCAAAACGGTCACGCTAACGCTCAATCAAATCATCGCAGGCGGTATTGATGACTCCGCCGACGAAGCAGGCGAGGAGGTAGAACATGAATCGTCTAATCAACCAAATCAAGAATAAAATTAAAGGAGGATCAGCAATGATGATCAATTATTTTGCAATGCAAGTAAATTTGGGGTGGATCACCCTCGAAGAAGTGCCAAAACGCTATCGTGCGAAAGTAGCCGAGCTCGTGAAATTGTCTGAAATTGGCGATTCGGACGAGCAGAATACAGATTAGGAGGCGGTGACATGTGAACCATTTTATTGATTTTGTGGACAAGATCACGCCTGTCTTGGTCGTGATTATCCCTAGTTATTTTAGTTATAGGAGTAATCAAAATAGCAAAGAAACCGACAAGCGAATAGAAGCTTTAGCCGAAGATTTGGGTGACCTGAAAGAGTCCGTGATCGATATCCAAAATATTGGGAACAGGAATAATCAGGATCTAAACCTGATCCAAAAAGGCTTGCAACGGCTTCAGCGCTTTCGATTGCAAGAAAATCTAAAAAAAGCGTTGAGGCGTGGCCAGACTACCCAGCATGAGCTGGAAGAACTGTCCCGCCTTTACGAGAGCTATGTCGAACTTGGCGGAAATGGCGCTATCAAGCTTCTGTACGAAAAATTTTCGGAATTGCCAATAGAGGAGGAAAAATGAATAAGATTAACTGGACTGTACGTCTGAAAAACAAGAATTTCTGGCTGGCTTTGGTACCAGCTATTGCCTTGCTATTGCAGGCGGCGGGTGACATCTTCGGGCTCAAGCTAGAATTCGGGGTAACGATTGATAAGATTTTAGTCTTTATCAATGTACTTTTTGCTTTGCTGGTGCTCGTCGGTGTTGTTAACGACCCAACGACCGCTGGGCTAGCTGATAGTCAACGGGCTTTGGGTTATGACGAGCCTAAGAAATAACATAAAAGGGCAGGCCCTGAAGCTTGCTCTGTTTGCTTTTGCTGCGGCCTACTTTTGGCTCGTAGCTTTTGAAAAATTGAAAGGAAAATAAAAAAATGACAACAGCAAATGAACTTGTACAATTTACGATTGGCTTAGCGAACTCGGGCATGGGTGTTGATAAAGATGGATTCGGAGGCACTCAATGCGCCGATCTACTGACTTACCCATCTAAACATTTCTTTGGAGTGGATTTGTGGGGCAATGCCGTTGATTTGCTAGATTCCGCAGAAGCTGCTGGCTGGGAAGTGCACCGCATGCCAACCGATGCTAACCCACGAGCTGGAGCATTTTTCAACATGAATGCTTGGTTTGGTGGTGTTAACTATGGGCATTGTGGCATCGTCATTGAGGATTCTGATGGTATTACTATGCGAACTGTCGAGCAAAATATTGACGGCAATGCTGATGCTCTAATTGTTGGAGGGCCAGCTCGATACAATAATCGAGGTTTTGAGGACGTAATTGGCTGGTTTTATCCACCATACAGCGACGGCCCAGCGCCAGCTACTCCAGCAGATGTATCACCAACATCAGACGAAATTGAGCTCACGCCTGAGACGGGCACATTTAAGGTAGGAGCATCAGCTATCAATGTGCGCCGTGAGCCAAATCTTAATGGTGAAATCGTGCATGTCTACGAACCTGGTGAATCTGTTAATTACGACAGCAAGGGTTCAGCTAATGGCTACCGCTGGATCTCCTACGTTGGGGAATCTGGCAATCGTAATTACATGGCCATTGGTCAAACTGACGAAGCAGGGAATCGCATCACTCTCTGGGGTGATTTGAGCTAAAAAACCGCAGCGGAAACTGCGATAAATAAAAAATATATTTTCTTAAATTTTAATCTACCC